CATCACGTTTTTGTTCGCCAATATTTCAGCGGCAGGGGTGACAAAGTCAACGCCCGTATAATTGGCAATGTCTTCCGGCTCCACAAAGCACATGAGGCCAAGAAATTCAGCCGTTTTTTCGGCGTTCTCGTCCATGAGCGCATCTAGCATATCGTTCATGTTGATTTTTGCCTGAGCCTCAATTTTTGCCTTCTTTTCCTCGGCGGTTTCGTCCCCTGTAAACTCCGGAACGTGTTTTCGGATTTCTGCAATTTTGCATTTAGTCAGCAGGTCACCGGCCTGGTGCCTGATCTTGTTTGTTTGCCGCAGAAATTCCACGGGGTTGCAATTAGCTATTGTTTTCATATCGTCCCTCTATCAGCTTTTCGCCGTGGCATCGACATAAAACGCCATGGGCACGGTGTCCTGGTCACTCAGGCTGGAATATCCCGTAAACTCAAAATCAAAATTCGCCTTATCTTTATCGGTGGACTTAATGGACACGCCAGCAGTAGACAGCGCATTCATAAGCTCCACGGCAACGAAGCCACCATCGCCATAGTCACAGATATACCAGAGCGTTTTAAAATCAGCGGTTTCAAGGCGCATCCGGGGTGTAATTTTGGTTCCGCTGGTATCGCCAGCGCCGACAAACATCTGCAACGTGCTGACATCAATGGTCACCATCGTTCCAGAGAGCTTGCACTCCCAGCTATCAATGGTCGCAAGCTCCATAGTGTTTTTCGGGCAGTTGTCTACGTCTGCGCCCATATCTTTGATTTCAGGGATGCAGGTAATGGTCACGCCGCCTGTGGTTGCGCCGATCTGTTTTCCGATTTTCCGTGTGGACGGGTCGAAACTGTCCACCAAAATACCAGCGTTAACCGCCAGCTTGTTGAACGCATCCTCGGGGATGGTCGTATATGTGTATTTACTTGCCATTTTTCAAACTCCTTTCAAAAGAGCGTTTCAAAATTCGCCGTGATATTGAGTTGACGGCCCTTTGCGGATTTATTGGACTCATCAACAAGCGGGATGCACCAGGGGCCGCCACGATATAGCCTTATAATTCCCTCGTCACAGGTCAACCTCACCCCGCTCGCCAGTGCTTTGGAAATTTCATTCACTTTGTCGTTCAGCTGTTTTTCCGAATCGGTATAAATCCAAATCTGTACGGTGATATTCACAGGCCCGCCGCCCCACGCATCCATCCGATTTTCATAAGTCAAATACGGCATTGCAAAGTCATAAGTACCAGAGGGGGAGGGGTAGCCAGGGACATCAAAGCTGTTAAAAAATTCGTTTAGTGCTGCTGCTTTTGTCATTTCAAGGCCTCCAAAATCCCCCAGACGGTGTGCGATATTATGTAAGCCACGACAAAAATTTTAAAATAATCTGGCTTTTTGTTCATGTCACCAGGCTCCATTTCTCAGCACTCACCATGCGCACCTGTATGGTGGAGCTGTCCGGGGTCTGGTTGTCGGCGCTCTCAGAGGTCACCCTGAGCGTTTCGCCGCTTCCCTTGCGCCGGATAACGTCGTGGTATTCCAGCTTCACGTCCTTGTCGGTGATAATGGTATACAGGTTCTTCACGCCCTGGGCCTCTGCAATCTTGGCCTGAGTGGAGCTGTCCAGCCGCACGGCGGCCCGAAAGTCACCGGCGACCTCCCATGTGTTGTAGAATCCACCCTCACCGTCAGGGGTGCGGATGTGGTTCAGCAGTTCACACGGCTCTTTCCAGTTTTCCAGCAGGTTCTCCATGATTACCTCCAACTGTAGTAATTCCGGTACTCGGGCGGCTCCGGTGTCCGGGGGCGTGTTGCCTCTACGCCGATGCCCAGTCCAGGCATTTTGCGGTAAGGTTTCAACCGCTCCGCAAACACTTCCTCTACCGTCGAGGCCCCGTTCTCGCCCTTGGTGTAGCTGTAGGCCCCGGTCACCGTCTCGGACGTGTACGGGCTGACGGCCTGGGTGCCGTATTTGGCCTCCCAGTCCTCAGCCTCCTTGGCTATCTCCACCACATCCGGCGGGATAGCCAGCGCCCACACGGCCCCGGTGAACGTCTCGTCTGTCAGGTCGCTTGCCGGGTGCTGGTGCAAGCCATCATTAAAAACACTGCCTATAATCCGGTAATACTGGCCGTCCAGCAAATCAGAGGCGGGGTCGATGCTCCCGCCAGAGATGGTAAATATACCAACGTGGGCCCCGTTTTTGGTCAAGAACCAGTTGTTGATACTTCGCAAGATTCTTTCGAGCATTTCCCCGCCTCCTAATTACTCAGTTTCCGCCGTTTCGGCCTTCTTCTTTGCCTTTTTCGGCTCCACGTACTCCGTGTAACCAGCCTGTTTGTATGCGTCGATGTGGCCCTGGCTGGTCAGCTCGACCACATCGCTACCCTTCACAAGCTTCATTACACCGTGCACTTCAGAGCGGCGATTGCATTGCCGTCGGTGACCTTAGCGCCGTAGACGTGCAGGCCCTTCACAGCATCGCTAAAACGCTTCTCCATGCGGTATGCCTCGGTGCTCACGATCTGCTCGGCAAAGGTGGTGGCATAAGGAACCTGAGCGGTCACGGTAAAGGTGCCCGCATTGTTGACCACGTTATTGCTCATGTAGACGGTCAGGCCCGCCACACGGCCCACCTGGCCGTTCAGCAGGACGCTGTTTGCGGTGCCGCCGTCAGAGGCCTTTACAAAGCGATCATCCATCAGGAGCAGGGCGTACACCTCAGGGGGCACAACCACAGAGCGGTCAGCGGTGGGAACATTGGCCTTGTCGAGCTTGGTACGCAGGGCCACAAAGTTCTCATACACATTAGAGGCGGTCAGCTTCACGGCGGCGATGGTGTTGTCAGCGGCAGCACCGGCGGCGATCACGCCCAAAAGGAACGTATCGGACACATCGTTCAGAGCATAGGCGGCGCGGCCCATAGCGGTATCCATCAGGTCACCGGCGGCCTGTACCTTGTCCACATCGTCCACGGTGAAGTTGAACGCCTTCGCCTGGTCAATAACCAGGGTCTGGTCGGTGGTCTCCAGCACCTGGGGGTCGTCCATATCCTTATTCTTGGTGTAATCGATCACGTTGATAGCACCGATGGTGTTGATATGGACGGTGTCACCCTGGGCGGTGATAAGGCCCTCATAGTTCCGGTTCACAAGGTTGGTTGCTACGTGGGCCTTGTCCAGGCCCGCCAGGAGCCGTGCGTTCCAAATCTGAGGAATAAAAGTAGTAACTGCCATTTATTAATTCCCTCCAGTCGTTTGTAGGGACGCTTTCACGCTGTCCCAGTTTTTATTGATTTCCTCTGCGGTCATGTTCCGCAGCTCGGCGGCGGTGTATCTCTTACCAGCCCCCGTTTCCGGCGGGGTCTTCGTGTTAGCCCCGGTGGTGGTGCTGGTCGTGATAAAATCAGCCCATTCGGTCTTGACGCTCTCAGTCAGCTTGTCGGCGTCCTTGATCTTGCCGTTTTCCAGCTCAATCATTCCGTCAATGTCGCTCACCTTCAAAATCGCATCCAGCCGCTTTTCACTGATGCCCGCCGTTTTGAGCAATTCACGGTACGCCGCTTCTTTGGCGCTGTGGGTTGCTCGGTTTTGATTTTCGGTCACAAGGTCGTTGTATTTCTTTTCAAACTCCTTGGCCTTTTCCTCCCAGCCGCCGTCACCAGCGGCCTTCAAATCGTCCAGCTCCTTTTGGACGCTGTTCAGCTTGTCGGCGCTCTCCTTTGCGGTCTTCAGCTCGTCTTTCAGCCCGTCCACGGTCTCCGTGTGAGCCTCGATGATGCTGTCTACCTGCTCGTCTGTTAGGCCCATCGCCTTTAGCTGTTTTCTAGTCAATGCCATTTTCGTTCTTCCTTTCCTTTGGCCCCGGTTCCTCGGGGACGAACGTCGTATAAAAGCCCCAGTTCTTCGGGGTATTTACCAAAATAAAAAGCGTGGTCAACCTGTAAGGATTTCTTACAAGTTCAACCACGCTCGGTTCTTCCCGCTCACCTCTTAGAGCGGGGAATAATATGTAATTATCAGAATTCAGCCTCGACGCTGTTTCACAAATTCAAATCTCAGTTCGCCATTCTCCGCCTTTTCGGCTGAAACATCGCACCCAGTGCTATTTACATACATTTCAACTAGGCGCAAACACGCCTCCGCCGTTCTTTCATCAACCGTTGCCTTTACCTTAATTTCAAGGGTTCCCACGTTTGCCATTACTTCACTTCCTCTCGCTTTACCCGGATTACCTTCACCCCGTCCTTAACGGGGATTATTTCTACCCGGTCGCCTTTTTCCAGGATTGCTTTTATTTTCTCAATTAATTTATCGTCCATTATGCGTTCTCCAGCGAGTCTTTTAAAATTTCCACATACTCGCTCACGTGCTCGGAAACGGCGGGCTCCAAAAACGGCCTGGGCCGCTGGGGGTATGCTCTGTGCCAGTCTCCGTAGTCGTCCTGATACACCCAGCTCTCCTTTGTCGTCCCGCCGCCGGTGCTGGAATACTTGCCCGTGCCAAACTCGATATACGGGGCGTATTCCACCGCAGTACCAATCATGGTTTCATATCCAGTGCCGGTCTGCTTTTCCTGGTGGGTAATCTTTTGCAACAGGTTTGTTGTATCAACGGCCTTTTGTGCAATTATATTTTCTTTTGCATGGCGTTCCACCGTCTCGCCGATTGATTCAGCACCACGCTCTATAGCATTTTTCAGAGCCGCCAGCACTTCGGGGCTGTGGTCTTCCAGTTTGACTTCAAGAGTTATCATATTTCACAGTCACCTTTATTTTTCCTTGCAGCTGAGCAGGCAAAATGGATTTAAACCCTGCAACCTCGGTTGCCCTGGTGCATCGGCAGTTGTACAAGTTCCACGGGCTGGCCCCCAGGCTGTTATCGCCGGGGAACATGAGTTCCTCTCCCGCAACCGTAAACGGTTCGTCACAGCCTACCGTCTGGCCGTTCGCCTCCACATGGATTTTCACGCCATCATGCACACGGGAACGGTCATCATCATTCGCAAGCCAAACTTTATTTAGGATTGCGCCCTTTTCCTCCAGCTGTTCCGCCGCCGCCTGTCGGCCTGCGTTTTCAGCCTCCGTGATTGCAGTTCTAGCCGCCCGAATGGCGCTGACCCGCTCCATATTGGGTATCTTGTCCATGAGGCGCTTTGCGATTTTATCGGCACTCTGGCCCATGATAATGCCGCTGGTAACCTCCTGGGTGATTTTGGCCTTGCCATATTCCAGGTCGATTCCTCTTTCAATGGCTTTCGCCTTGGGGTAATACGGCATAATGTCCGGTTGCTCGACTATCAGCTTCTTAACGGTCTGCTCGTCAAACAGCACCCAGTCTATCCCATCCAGCATCCCCCCAGCCATCTCTACCACGCTGTTAATCGTGTACGCATGATTATGTGCATACACCGCCGCCATATCGTCATTGAGGTAGGCCATCGCCAGTTCATTGGCCTTGGTGTAGCGCTCTGCCAGCTTGTCTCTCAGCGCTTCATATCGCTCGCCCCGGCCTATCTGCGTCAGACGCCATTGCTGGTAGTCGGCCTCGGTGTACTCAGCGCCATTAACGATGGTGCCCACAATCTCTTTCTGGGCCTCGTCCCGCTTGGCAAATTTGGAAAAGTAATCTTCCACTTTGTCCTGCATCTCGTCCGCTGCGGCCTTATACACCGCCGTTATGCGTTCCTCAAGCTCTGCGAGCTGGTCGTCTGTCCATTTGTGCGCTTTGTCCATTTACAGCCGCCTATTGAGTTTGTCCAGCACTTCAAGCACGATGATAATAGCGCCCACAGCTAAAATATTAATTGTCGAGGTCGCCATCTTCACCGCCTCCATTTTCCGGCGCTCTATATCCGGTCAGCCGGTACAAATCCACGTCCGCTATCTCGTCCAGACGCTGCTGCACTTCCTCAGGGGTCAAAAACGGCAGCTTCTCCAGCGTCAGCCGGGTACCCAGCACGGAGGAAGCCGTCATTACCTGGTTAGTCCGCTCCGTCTCGTTTGCAATCTGATCCCATTTAAATTTGGGGATATCCTTCACGCCCAGGCATTTATCCATCAAAGCAGACACAGCCAAGGACACGTTATTCTCAAAGTCGGCGCATTTGATATTTTGCGCCTGATACGCCGCTGTGATCTCCGTTGCCGTTTTGTTCCCGCCGCTCAAATCACGGGCATTAAACAGCATGGCGTCACGTTCGCCGGGCCTCCACAGGCACCTCAGCCCTTTCGGCGCTCAGGTCGTCAGAGTCAACCACCGCCGCTTTCAGCGTCCGCAGCCTGTCAAAAAACTGGGCAATGTCCATGTCGTCCATGCCGCCGCTATTTTTGAGCATCCAATACAGCCCGGGGTTGTCGTCAATCTCGTTTGCCAGGCCATTTTTGATAAAATCATAGCAGTCGATGGTTTCCCGGACAAACACCAGCTCCGATTGATGCAGGTCGTTTCCCCAGAGCGGGACAATGGGAAGCGTGCCATAGCCTTTGCCGGTCACAGCCTCCACGCCGTGGGCCGCTGTGCTGGTCGTGGTAACGATGTAGGGCCGCTGGCCCGCCTCGGTCATCTCCATGTTTCCGGAACGCTCCACATACTCCGTGTAGCCCTCAGGCGTATATAGCACCGCCGTCAATGTCTTGGTCTTGGTGCCGTCCATGGTATACCAGTACCGTATTCCGGCCCGCAGCTCATTTGTGTACGCATCAAACAGCGGGCAAAACCCCGGCCTATTGGGTGTGTCAGCCAAGCCGAAAACCTCTACATGGTCGAGGTTGAAAAACAAAAATGCAACGCCGTCTGTTAGGGCGATTTTCCCAGCGTCGGCTATTTTAATGTCAACATCCTGGCCCAGGGCCGTTTTGGTCGCATCCTCAGTGAAGGTCATACCATTTCCCAGCACATATTGCACGATCTGCATTACTTCCAGCCGGAAAAATCCGCTCTTAGTCTTGTAGTTTGCGCTGTACAAATCCGGGGTCAGGCTCCCGTCCACCTGCCGCAGGAATTTCTGGTATTTTGCCGTGGTGGGGTTGCGCCCGGCGTAATACTCATTTGCGTCAGCAGCGATAGCATAGCGGGCCATTCCTCGCAATTCCTCCACCGCTGATTTTACAAATACTCCAATATCCGGCGCTTTTTCAAAATCCTGGTACGTTTTCACTCTCTCACCTCTTGTGCAACGGTACGTAATCGGGCCGCCCTATCTTCTTCACCAAATTCATCGTCTTCACAAAATACCGTATAGCATCCATACAGTGGTCATTTTGCTTAATCGGCGCATCCTCGCCGTTGTCAGCCGCCTTTTTATCCCACGAGTACAGGCCGAACTCATTCAGCGTGTTCACGCACCGGCCGGAAAATGCAATCCCCTGCTTATACAGCATTGTGCATACATCCGCAATTCCAGGCCCTACATCGTTGACGGCATTCTGGGTGTGGTGCCCTCGTTTCCGCAGC